CAATGAGGTGGCAAAATGAAAATCATAAAACCATCAGTTGAGTTTCTGGGCGCAGTGCCGACGGACTACGAAGGTGCTGTCAAGTTTATTGAACGAGCGGGCCGAACCTGCTACAAATCGGAGGACAAGATCACCCCGGACAGCGCCGAGAAGTTCGTCAAGAAACTGATCAGCGCCGGCCACCTCGCCATGGCGGAGCACTCGAATTTTGTGGTGCGGACTGATTATTATGAGAACATGGACGTACTTCCGCCGCACATCAGCCAGTACGCCCTCGGGAAGTTTTTGTCTATACTGGGCGTAGGCCGAGTGGAGTCATATTTTCAAACTGCGGTGCGCCCCGTCGGCGCATCCTGACTTCGTTCGCCTGGCGGTGGATCTCCGCCGGCAGTTCGAGGAGGCGGGGGTGTTATGAGTAATTTTATTAATTCAGTAGCAGCAAAACTTACCGGCAGGCAGTATGCAATTCTTACCCCAGTTCCATTACTCGATGTTTCGGAGAAGGTAGTAGAAATTAATACTCCTACCCGGGCTCTCGAATACGATATAAGCGTGACTTGGGGGGTTACTGTGCATTGTCTTCCAGAAAATTTACCTGAGATGAAACGAAATATTGTTGCTGAGCTTCGCGACGATATTTATGGAGAGTTTCGCCACAAGATGCTCCTTCTTGAGCGGGCTATCTACGAACATGAAAACCGTGAAGCTATAGAACAGCTCAGGGATATACTGAGAGAAATTTACCAATAAAAGGAGGAATCGTGAACGTAGAACTCGGATACGAACCACTGGCCAACGTCCTGCAGGAGGCCCTTGCGCAAGCAGCAACGGGGAAAGGAAAGGAACGCCATGCCAACGGCAAACCCATCCTTGAACAACCTATCATGGTAAAGTCCAGAGAGAGCGGACCCGGCGGCCCGTTCTTTCAAGCAAGCAAGAAGCTCCTCGAAGCACTAAACTGCCTGGACGATGAACGCGCCATCCGCGACCTGCTCGGTGCCATCAACTACACGGCAGCCATGGTACTACTCAGGAGGGAGGGGCAGGAGAAGTACCTGCGGGAGAATGCGGCGGGGCAGGTGTACGCAGGGATCCTACTGGTTACTGCTGCGAAAATGGTATTGGTAAACCTGGCGGTGTGTGCGACGCATGCGCCAAGACCAGCGCTGACTACCAAGCGGCGATGTTCTCTCCAAAAGCGGAGGATAAGCCCGCTGGTTCATTAGACGATGACCATCCTTTATGGTGCGTCAACGAACAGATCAAAGACATCCTCGACGGCCTCGGAGCAACAACAGACCACAAGGGAGTACGCAACTTCTTACTTTCCACAGGGCTGCCAGAGGGGACGGTTCACCGAATGCATGTTGCACTCGTAGCTCTCGGGTCGCTTTCGCACACAGATCCGCCAAAGGCAGATGATAAACCGACGCATTCTTGGGGGCATGTACCTCCCTCGGACGCTGATGACGAGCCCGTTCTGTGTGCGCATTTACGGACAAAGAGCGTAGACCCTGAAACAAACCACGGCTGGATGATACAATGCCATGACTGCGGAGCACCTTTGCGGCTCATGAAGGGAAAGCGAACCGACACCGTAGACAACAAGCAGCCTGCTACAGGCAAAGCCTGGTATGGTCCGGGTGGTGCGTTAGTAACGGATAGCCCTCTCGGCAGCATCACGCAGGAACTTACTCCAGAAGCTGCCAACTATTACGGCGCACCGTACTTGATCGCTGAGACAGTATCAAGAATCGCAGCACGGACAATCGCTACAGCGCTCCATCTGGACTACCAAGCATCAAAGGGAGAATAACCATGGGAATGTTTGACACCGTAATGGTTCCGTGCCCACGATGCGGGAGAGAAGCTGAGTTCCAGAGCAAGGGTGGGGAGTGCTTACTCAGGGAGTATGGCCTCGAAACGTGTCCGAAGGACGTTCTCTCGGATGTGAACCGGCATGCTCCTGCCAAGTGCGAGAGTTGCGGGACCTTGTTCGAGGTAGGTTTTTTCCCGCGAAGCGTCGCAGTTACAGATAACTCGGAATCTCGTACTGAGCAGCAACCTGACGATCTCTGAGCCCGGCGTCCCCTATCTCCCCAGAGATAATTTTACGCACCGAGCCTTTGATGTCCCCGCCCTTGATGGAGTAGCGCGGCATCCGGGAGTTGAACCGCAGCACAGCCTGCATGGCTTCCCGGGTGTCGCCTTCCAAGATCCCCCTCGCCGCATCGCGGATGATCCGCCCCCGCCGCTCAGAGATCAGAGTGGACATTTTGTTCAAACTGCGCTCCGCCGCCTGTGCCCGGGACACTTCCTCCGGGTTGAACCCCAGCGCCGCCAGGAATAGCTCATCTACGCCGATGGCGTCCTCGGACAACAGCCGTTTACCCGAACTGGTCTTCAGCCCCTCGGTGCCCAAGCGGATTGCCTTCAGAGCGTCCCTGATCGGTTTGGGCGTTGCAACCTCAAGGCCCTTCATGTAGTTGCCCTTGTTGACGATCTCGTCGTACCCTTGGAACCCGGACTGTCCGACCGAGGCGACCGGGCCGAGCAGGCTGGTGGCCCACCAAGTGAACAGCTTCGCACCGTGGTACCCGGGCGGCGGAGTCTGCTGCATTCCGAACATATCACCCATGCCGACCCGGCGAGAGAGGTCGGCGCCGACGAGGTAGGGTACGCCGGTGGTCAGCACGTTGCCCAAGGTCTCGCCGAAGTTATCCCGTAACCAGTTGCGCCACATCAGCTCGCTGTCGATGGGCTCGTCGTCGTCACCCAGCAGGGCGTTGGAGAGCGCGAAGATCACCCCGGCCAGGGGCAGTCCGAGTGTCCCGCCCAGGGCGCCGGTCATGCCGAGGATCCCGATCAGTTCTTTCCGGGCCGCCGACTTCATCTCCGGCGTTTCCCCTCGAACCGAGTTGTTGAACAGCGACATCAGCCTGATGATGGTCATGATCCGGTAGTGCTGGAACTGGAGCAGAACCCGGGCCGCCCCGCCCTGCAACGCCGAGCCCTTGTGCTCCTTGGCATAGGAGTAGAGAGTGTCATTGACCACCGAGGCCACGTCGTCCATCGCCTCGAAGAAATCCTTCTTCTCCTGCGTAGCCAGGTCCATGGTGCCGAGCACCGCTGCTTTGCGGGAGGCCAGCTCCGAGAGCTGCATGGGCAGCATGGCGTAGCGGAAGGCCTTGCTCATCAGTCCGTTGGGGTCCTTGCCCTGAGTCAGCTCGTAGGCCTCATGCGCCGCCGAGATGTCGAGCAGGTTGCGAGCGTTCGCTTCTCGGAGGGCGAGGAGCTGCTTCTGAGAGGGGGTCAGTTTGGCAATCCATTCGAGTTTCTCCTCTCTGGTAAAGAGGTCGTCTCCAAGATTCTTATTAAGCCCTTGCGGCGGGCGGCCGTCTTCCCTCGGTGCTCGATCCTTCTCAGTGACCACGGCATGCAGCCGGTCGAATACGTCGTTGACTGCATCATCGGCAAAGATCGCCTTGATTGTGAAATCCTTAGAGAACGCCGCCTTGGTCCCGGCGGCCAGGGCCTTGGTCACCGCACGTAGCCCGAGCTTGCCGAACTTGACCGCCATGTTGGGGTAGGTGATCACCGCCAACTGGCTCATCTGCACCAGGGCGATGGAGGGCGAGGTCATGTAGTAAGCAGTGCCTAGCTTGCCAAGGCCCGAAGCAACCGGACCGACCCGAGCTTCCCTGATTGCCTGCACCCGGCCGCGCAGATCGTTCAGGATATTCTGCTGCATGGTTACATCGGCACCGCCGGCGGCCTTGGCCTCCTTGATGTCCTCAGTCATACTCTTGAGCGTAGCCTCGATCTTACGGCCCTGCTCGGTCCAAGCGATATTGCTGGCATGCCGGGACATATAATCCAAGTAGCTGCGCATCATGTCTTCCGAGAACCCACGCACGTTCTTGCGGCGCAGTGAGTTCTTGAGCGCGGAGGTCTCCGGCTGCCAGCGCAGCCAGATCTGGTTCATGTCATTGACAACATCCTGAGTGTCTGCAAGCGCGGCGGCCATGGCAGCATCGTCCTTCGGGTCCACCCCCTTCATTTTCTCCGCCTCAACCGCGGCCATAAGCTGCGACATCAGCTCCCGCGGGATGGCGGTCTCCTGCCGAGTCCGTTTGTCCTTGGTCCCCTCAGTTATTGCCTCAGCGGGTATGCCGTCCTCGATCAGTTGCTCGCGGTCCAGCCGGCGCAGCTTGGTGGTGGCATAGTGCTTGACCACCTTGGTCCCGTCCTTCTCGGTGAAGGAGAGAGTGAAGTCACCGACGCGGGCGAGGGGCCAGTAGGCACCCTGCAGTTCGCTGAAGGTAGCGTTGAACCGGGCCATGAGCTGCTGGCGTAGAGCGGCGTTGCCGACCGATGCCTGCTCGATGAAGGACAGCAGGTTGTTCTTCTCCCGCTCTCGGACCCGGTGCAGGTCGTCCACCATGGCCTCGTAGGCAGTCTTCATCGCGTCGGTGCCCAGGGCCTCATAAGCGTCCCGGGCCTGCTTGTAGGCCTCGTGCAGCTTCAGGCCGGTGGCCTCGTCCATCTTGGCCCGTTTCCACGCGACGTTGGCCAGCTTGAGCCGTTCCCCGGCAGTGCCGGTCTTCGGCACCCAGTCCTGCTCCATCAAGGGTTTCCAAGGGGTCATTCGGTTGAACGAGGAGATGCCGATGGCGTAGTTGAGCACTTTCTCCCCGACTCCGTCCTTGGCCAGGGCAAGGGCCTCGTCATGCAGCTCCTTCGACTTGTTGACAATGTCGTTCTTAACAGCGACCACGCGGTCGATGTGCCGGGCGAACTCAGCCACCTGCGGGAACTTCTTACCGAAGGTCTGGACCAGGGTGAGCAGCGGGGTGACGGACAGCCACTGCGGAGCATACTGCACGTACAGATCATGCAGCCGGGACTTCGGATTGGCGAGTGAGGAGGCGGCTTCTTTTACCTTTTTTCGCCCGAGATCGAGGGCGTCGTCGGCGATGGAGAACATCGGGTAGCTTGCCGGGGTCTTGTCGGTGAGGGGGAGGTAGGGGAGGGCCTGCGTTTTATAGAACCGCCCCTCGGCCTTTGCGTCCTTCTGCGCCTGCGTTACTGGCGCAGTTGCAATCTCCGCTTCCCCCATCTTCCCCTTGCCGTAAGCCTCCAGCATCCGGGGGAGGTCTTGGTCGTAGAGCTTGACAAGGCCGGTGCTTGTTATTTTCAGGTCGAGGCCAGCCATCCGGCTCCACCCGGAGTTTAACTTTTCACCTGAATCGTTGATTATTTTTTTGGCCAGTTCCTTTCCAACGACTCCCTCCAACGCCTCAGCGGCAAATGGGCCGCCAATGCCTTCTTCGTCCCCAGTGCCACGGCCAGGGCGTAGCACCTCTATGTCGTACCGACCATCTGGACGTTTGTAGTAGTCCACTCGATCCACCTGTTTACTCAGATCATACCTATCCGCCTGAGTCTCCCCGGCGCTCATCCCCGGCTTCGTCGCAAACCCTACCCCGTCAAGCCCCTGCTCCTTGGCATAGGCGAGGATACGCTTGACTGCGAGTTGTCGCCAATTTTCAACAAGGTAGGCAGGCATCTTGGCCTGATTGTCTTTGCTCGGCCCCTGCATCTCCTCAATTCTTAAAATGCGCTTGCCGTCTGCCGTGGTCACGGTGTTGAAGCGGATGCGGACTATGGGGTTCTTGATGTCGTTGTACTGGGAGTGGCCATCTTGCCATTCGCCACGTTCTTGCAGCATGTAGGCGGGGGACGCCTCTCGGTAAGCCTCTTCAACGAGTTTTCGTTGGTAAGCATTTAGCTTCGCCCACGATGTTCCTAAGTCTGCGTAGTCTTTGGCGTACTGTCCAGACTCGTAATACTCTTTACCGTTTTTGAAGGGCGGAACTTCAGCCTTTTTGGACGGAGCCGTAACAAACATCTCCCTGTAGCTCCCCTCATCCGCCCCCGGTTCGGTGTACTGGGAGAAGTGGGTTACGTCCGCACGGTCCTCATCAAGATCGTTGCGGTACATCTGCTTTGCAGCGCGGAGAGCTTCCTCCTTCGTCGTCACGTCTGGGATTTCAAAGAGCGGTACTCCCCTGTCCACAGCGAGCCACTCTCGCCCTTCGCTGAACCACCCTGCCGTTTCCGGGAATCTGCGTACCGCCTCAGATTGGCGCATCACCTCAAATTGCGGCTCCCCCAACAACACATCCTCAAGCTCAATCGCGTTGGCCTGCACGAAGTTCATCAGCTCTTCACGGCTCACCTTGTCGGTCGGTTTCTTCCCGGCGAGAAATTCAGGAAGGCCCACAGCATCCATCTCGATCTTCTTCACGCCCTGTTTCAGAAGGAAGGGATCGACGGACTGCGCCTTCATGCCTTGGAAGGCTGAGGTTGCAACGGATTCCAATTTTGAGAAAATAGCTTTGGCAGCAGCCTGCGCCGCAAACCGAATATCCGTAGGTTCCATGCCAATGAACGCCTCGGCCCCGCCATACTGTGCCATGGCCTTGACCGCGACATCGCGCATCTTCTGGACATCGATGAAGAACTGATAGGATTGGAAGTTCTTCTGCTGCTTGAGGGCCGCTATCAGTTTGTTGAGGAAGGTAACGACGTAGGTGGACATCCGCTTGAACAGCGACGGACGCTCGGTGGCGAGCTGTTCCCAGAACACCGGATCGGAGAAGGCGTCGCCCATGAAGTCGGCGATCATCTCTTCGTAGACATCCTCCTTGGTGATCTCCCGGTCCTGGAAATACTTGTTCTGCTCCAGCTTCTTGCGGTACGCCTCGAAGGCGTTGATCTTGAGGTTCTTATCTACCGCGGCGGCGCGGAGCATGTTGTACAGCCCGGCCCGCTCTTCCTTCATGGCATGCAGGATCTCGTGGCCAAGGATGGTCGTGGGTGAGAACCCAGACTGAGTGTTGATGTAGATGGTCTTCGGGTCGTTCTTGTCTATAAAGCCGTTCGGAAGTAGTGCCGCCGGATCGGATGACGCGAAGAACACAACTCGCCGACCGAACGCGGAAGCGATCCGATCAACCGCAGACTGCACAATCCCCGCAACTTTACGCGGTGTGATGGTGCTACCTTCTTGCGCACCGGTCTTGGTGCGAACGAGTACCTTACGCAGTACAGGAATCGCAGCTTTCGCTTCTTCACTGGTATCCTCCCCGAAGTCGTAATTCTTGAAGTCACGACTATTGTAACTCCCTTCATTTACAGAATACTGCGACTCGGAGGATTTGTCAACTGCGTTACTGATATTCGTGAAGGCCTCTTCCTGCCCCTTGACCGGCGTAATGTCCTCGGCGGAGACGACCCCGCTCTCTCCGGTCTGGGTATTGACCACTGTGTAGAACTCTTCACCCGGCAGGTCACCGGGCTGGGCCGGCTCCTTGCGCACCACCTCAACCACCTGCGGCCCGCCGCCGGTACCGGTGAACCTGACCTTGACCCCAGTTGTTTTAGGGGCGGTTGGCTTCTCCTTCGGCGGTTTGGGCGGCTTGGCGAGGTTGCTCTCTTGCTTCTGGAAAGCGGCATAGTCGGCCTGAGCCGCTGCGATATCCTCGGCGGTGGCCTCTTGCTCAGCTACCTCTTGCGCACCTTTGCGCACAACGGTGAACCTGTCTTTGTTTTTCTGGATCTCGTAGCTTCCTTCAGCCAGTTTGAACCGCTTCACCGCGGACTCCGCTGCTCGCTGAGTGGCGAATGGCTTGCCGTCCGAACGGACAATGGGCGGCGGTACGGCGCCCGGGACCTCGGGCTGGTATGAATTGAGCAGGGCCTCCTCCGGTGTCTGCTCCTGCGGCACCTGTGCTGTCTCCCTTCCCGGGAAGTCTCGGCGCTGGCCAGTGCGGTTGCGTTCCTGGTTGTAGGCCAGCGACTCGCGCTTGAACTCCTGGGCCTCTGCCTCTTCCTGACTGACGGTGGCCGGCCCAGTCCTGCCTGCGTAGTCCGGCCGGGCGACGGTGGGCTCGTAGGTACTGAGCGGCGCCTCGGCCAGCGGAGTGCCCTCGGGAGTTACAGCGCCAGTGGTGGCCGCTGCCCGGCGAAGACCTTGCTCATTGCGCAACTGATTGACTGTCCGGGCTTCCCTCCCAAAGCTGAGGGCCTCTGCCTCTTCCTGACTGACGGTGGCCGGCCCGGTCCTGCCGGCGTAGTCCGGCCGGGCGACGGTGGGTTGATACCTGGAAAGCTCAGTCTCTGGCGAGAGCTCCGTCATCATGTCAGTGCGTCCGGCAGCCGAGCGGCGGAGCCCAACCTGATTGCGCTCCTGGTTGTAGGCCAGGGCCTCGCGACCAAAAGCCTGCGCTTCTGCATCCTCCTGCCCTACCTCGGCTGGCCCGGTCGTCCGAGCAAACCCAGCCCCTCGCTCCCCGTACCTCTGCTCCCGGGTCAGGGTATCGATGGCGCCGCCGTCGGCCAGGTGCGCGGCCAGAGTCTCGACTGGCATGGAGAACGGCAGCTCCTGCCCTCTGGCAATCGTCGCAACCCCGCCTTCGACAGAGATGTCCGCCCCCTCGATCAGGTTCGCCAGGGTGCGCTGTTGGATAGTATCTTTGGTCTTCTGGGACCGGTACGACACTCCACCCACCCCGCCGCCGATCACACCACCACCGATGGCGCCCATAGCCCCGCCGAATACAGTCTCCTCAATATTCTCAGGAGTGCGAGGGTCTTGGTACGAGGCCAACTGCTCGACAGGATTCTGGACGATCTCCTCCGCCCCTTCGATGGCGGCTCCGGACGCAAGTCCTTTACCCACGGCTCCGAGCCGGGAGGATCCAGAGAACATCTTGGCCAGCCTGGCCCTGCCCTCCTTGGTCAGCACAGCAGCGCCCCAGTTCTGCGGGCCAAACCTCTGCTCAATGAAGCCTACCGTCCCGGCGCCCAGAGCGGCAACGGCCTTGTCTTTGGCTGAGGTCTGCGCCTCCGGACTGTCTACGATCTGTTTATCCCTGATGCCACCGTAGGACGGCAGGGCGGCGATGGCTGTCGGCCCGAGCCAGGAGATGAGCTGCCCAACCCCGGCGACCACCGGTGCAGCCACGCCAGTAGCCGGCGATAAGGCGGTGATGCCCTGCCCCAGAGCACGAAGCCCGATGATCCCAGCCATGGACGCGACGGCGTTGCCGGTTGCCTCGGTAACGGCAGTGAGTGGTTTTTCCGGAATATCGGAAAGTTTCTGGACCTCAGTCGGATTAGCCTCGATGACCTCCCGCCCGTACTGGGTGACGGCGTTGTCCTGCCCTACGCCTGGAACGATGTCGGCGGCAAGCTGCCCCGCACCTTGAACACCCTGGCCGACAGTCCGCTTCACCGACGCGACGAACCCGCCGCGCTTCTCACTCAGGGGGCGGAGGCCGGTGGGGGCAGTGTTCACCAAGTCATCAAAGGAGCCGGTCATGGCCTGGGCCTCGGTCGGCTGGGAAGCGTTCAGCAGCTCATCGAACGTCGCCATTTACTTTTTCCTCATCTCGGCAATCTTGGCACGGATCTCTTCAGGAGTTACATCTTTCCAGTTCCCAAAGGAAGTTCGCAGCGCAGTCTGCTGCTCCGGAGTCAGAGCACCAAGCTCAGCTTGAAGTGGGCTCACCGCCCCAGCCAAGTCAGCACCGCCGCGAAGCACTCGCAGCCCGCCGGGGGCGGAGGGGTCAACCACCGAGGCGTAAGGAACCTGCCGGATGCCTTCACTGGTCATCTCATCCAGCTCGCCGAGGTGGACCTTTGCCGCCTGCTCCCGGGACTTGCCAGTCAGGAGCTGATACTCTTCGCGGAGCTGGGCCTTCGCCGTCGGATTAGTCTCCGCCTGGTAGCGGTTGAACAGGTCCGTCTCGGCCTTGGCCTGGTCGGCCTGGGTTTGGTACAACGCCCTCTGCGCACCAGTCTGAGCATTGAGCGCCGCATCGCGCTCCGCAGCCTGAGCACGAAGCCCGGTCGCATCGGCGGCGGTGAAGTCCTGCCCGCGCATGGTCACGTCCTGCCCTCGGGCCGTGAGAGCGGCCTGCTGCTCCTGGTTGGCGATGTTGGCGTAGGTGCGATCCCGCCGAGTGCGCAGCCCTTGGACCAGAAGATCACCGAAGGTGTCGCCCATCGGCTCCGAAGCCACACTGGATGCAGGCACAGTGGGAACACCGCCTCCGGAGGTACCGGCAACGGTCATGCGACTGGTGTTGTAGACCGGAGCGAAGAACTTGTCCGCATCCGCAGCGGTTCCTTCGAAGTTATACTGCCCTCGCGCCCCTGCTGTTTGGCGTAGTCCTTGCGGCTGGGCAGTAAACGGCTGCCCGGTGCGCGGCCGGTTCATGCCAATATTCTGCCCGTCGAACCACACCTTGCGCCCAGTGGACTGATCAAGGATAAAGCCAGTACCTGGGGCGGCGCCAGTGTCAAGCGGCATCTGCTGATCAGTCTCGCCTAGCCTGCCGGACATGAGTCGGAGCGATGTCGCAGGTGCCTCAGTAGCAACAGGCTGCGCCACCAAAGGGGCAGGAGCTGCGGCGGATGCTGGCGCAAGGCGCATCCCTCGGATCGACGCCCGTTCTTCCGGGCCGGATGCCGCCACCGGGGCATCTACTGGGCGCGGGGCTAGAGGATCCTTGTTCTCTTTGGCGTTCGCCCGCATGTCTCCGATAAAGTCGAGCCAGGTCCGGTTTGCATAAGGGTCGTTTGCTCTCAATGCCATCGTTCACACCTCCAATGTAACTTCAGTATACACTGTCGAAAATTAATTGTCCATTACTCGAAGGCGCTGACCCCGGTACTGACGATGCTGTTCAGGCTCGACAACGCTGCCGAGGCGGTCCGGGCGAAAACATCCGCAGCAGCGGCCAGGGCCTGCACGTCCACCTGGCTGTTCTTGGTGGCGTTGTCCCGACGATGCGTGTAGATGCCGTCCCTGGACCCCAGCTCGGCCAGCTTGCTTGACAAGATCATCCGGTCGCGGCTCTGCCGGGCCTCGTACCAGTTAGCGGCTGCGCTCATCATCCGGGCCTTGGCGTCGGTGTTCAACTCAGCATAGCTCTTGGCCGCCGCCGGCATAATGGCCACCGCCCTGATATAATCTGCCGCCGCCTGCATCGCTGAGAACCGAGACTTGAGCGCCTCACCTACGGCGAACTTCATCGTGTCGATCTCGATCTCAAATTCCTTGGCCGCGAGCGATGTGGAGGACGCCCCGTTGGCCGCCAGGTTGGCGAAGTCAACTTCCTCTATTTTCTTCAGCATGGACCCGGCCGGCATTACATAGCCCTTAGCCCCGTAGCCAGTAACAATCTGCGCTTTTTTCGTGCGCCCCTCGGTGGCCAGGCGGTCCCGGTTGCGTTGCCATACCTGAGCAGCGACATCCGTATTGATCCCGGTCCCGCCGTTGGTGATCGTGTCAATCAGCCAGGCGGTGGCCTCATCGAAGGCATCGGAGTCCAGCGGGTAGTAGGTATTGAAGAAGTCCGCCAACTGCCCGGACAGCAGGGCGATCAACTCATCCAGCTCGGCACGATAATCGATCCGCGTATCTGCGACATCCGGGATCTCAGGTTCCACTGCGGCCGGCGTGAACCCAGAGAGCGAGTCCGGCGGTGCCAGCCAGAACCCTGCGTTGGAGGCGATCAGGTCGTCCGCGGCGTCCGAGGCGGCTTCGGTGTTAGCCGTCGCCGTGGTCAGGGCGTTGGCGATGATCGTGTTGATAAAGTCAGATGCGGTGGACATTACAACCTCCTGGATAATTTAGCCGGGTAGAATGTAACCCCGTCAAGATCAAGCTCCCCGGTCCCGATCAGCTCAAGCCGCCAGTCCCAGCCCTGCACATCCGGCGGTACCTTCGCCCGCCAGCCGGTCTCCCCCCGTCGGCATGCTTCGATCAGGTAGGTGGTCGTGTCTCCGGCGGTAGTGACTCGCAGGTACGTAGCATCCGTCGTGTCAGACATCCCTATATGGACATTAAGCACTTTCTTCCGGCCCGGGACACCGAGATCATTGGTGCCGAAGTCGATGTAAGTCCCGATGTCCTCACCAACGTCCTGGGTCCCCTCCAGCAGGTAGATGCCGTCCTCAGCGATGCCGTAGAAATAGCCGTCTCGCTCGAAGAAGTCGTTGAACCCATACTGCTCATATTGGCTGGAGGCTCCGGTGTCCATGTTCACGCACCACACCTGCCCGGAGTCGTCCATGGACGGTCGGCCGGACAGAGTGATCAGACTGCGCGACCAGCCAAGCACATCGGAGAGCATGCTGAGACTGAAGGTGCCAAGGAACGAGAAGACGCTCGACCCCTCCATATTAGAGACCATTTCCAGCGCAACCTCGCGGGTCATGGTCATGACTGATGTGATGGTGCCTTCCGAGGTAATGACAAGAACCAGCTCGGACTGCAGTGAGGTGGCGTCCACCGCGTAGAGATGCTCTGTCATGAACCACTGACCTGGGTACCCGCTGTGTCCGAGACTGCCAAGGGCGCCGAGGTTCTGATCATCACTGGACACGCCGTACCGGTAGTCAGCTCCGAGGGAGCCCAGGGCGGAGAGGTCCGCATCGCCAGTCATGATGTGGGTGCAGACCATGTGGCCAGCGGAGACGAGCGGCTGGATATTGCCATAACCGGTAACCGCGGTAGCGGGAACGTAGGACCCTCCACGCGCTTCCGTAGTGAGTGCAGAGAGTTCGGCATAGCCGGTTTTGTACTCATAGTCAGATCCAATGCTTGTCAGAGCTGAAAGCTCTACAGAGCCGCCGTCTGCCCGCTTTGCGTAGGCGTACAGCTCCCCTTCGCCAGAGAACGTAACCTCCCCTGGCAGCCCGGGTACGGACAGGGTGCCGTCCCCGGAGAAGTTCGCCCCCCAGAAAAGTATTTGGCCGGTACCTTGAAAGGTTATCGACTGACCTGCGTATGCTGTCAGTGTGCCTGTTCCCTGCATTTACGCCTCCGCGAATTGGACTTCGCCCTCCAGGTAGTCGTTTTCCGGCACCACGTCGCCGCCCATGTAGAGCCAAGAGTAGACGTAATATTTCGCCAGCTTGGAGAGAAGCGGTGCAGTACTTTGTACCGCGGTGCTCCCACCCGCCGCGTTCTGGACATGGTAGACAATGGAATTGTCCTCTTCTTGCCGGTAAATTCGGATGACAGTGTCCACCACCTGCACTGTCTCGATTGTCTCTTTGACTACTCCGGCCTCGTAGACCTTGATCCCAGTCACATCGATGACGAGCCCGTGCAGGTGCTGCTCAGGCAGCCCTCCCTCCAGATACGCCAGTGCGATACCGACGACGCCCCGGCTGCCGGTGCCGAAAGTAAACTGCAGATACTCCCCGCGCCCGAGCTTATCCACGGTGCGAGAGTGTGCGTTCCAGCCAATATTCAGGTTCTGGATAATCACTTCCGGCGTTGGCGGAGTGGGTGGGATAGCCGGTATTTCAGGCTGCGCCGGGTAGCACACTGCATCACCTTCTTCCCAACATTCCCAGGCCCAGAACCCGGAACCGCCTCCGCCACCGTATCCTCCGGTTCCATCCCAGATAGGTATCCCGCTCCCCCCGTCTCCTGTGTACCAAACGTAACCACAGACCGTGGTTCCTCCGGTAGTTCAGTAGGGCGGAATGTAGGGCTGGCCCGGGTACCCAGGATCACCAGGAATGGCAGGGGCTACGACTATTTCTCCGATCTGTTTTGTCAGGCTCATGGCTGCTCATACATGCTGTAGGGTCCAACCGGCATTTGCGGCAGTGCTGATGGTTGGTTAATAAATGATATCATTTTATTTACAAGAATACCATTGCCAAAAAGACCAACCCCCCAATTATAATACGGTGATACATCGACCGGCAGCCTCCCCAGCTTGGCCCAGGCCCCCACACCTGCAGTGTGGTTGAAGAAGGCGAAGTTGTATCCTGGAGTTACTTCATCCTCCAGCACTCCGAGCAGCTTAATATCCCCGGGCTCGACTGAGACTGGCCGCACATGGACGAGATGCAGCCCTACCGCCGGATCCGCAAACTTCGTCCAGGAGGTGAACGGCGAGCCGTAGTAGACCGCCATGACCTCGTGACCAGTGGAGACCGGGGCGGAGTAGGGGCCGGAGAACGCCATCTGCTCACAGACGCAGAGGAACATATCAACACTGTCGAAGGTGCCGCAGAAATAAATTGTCGGCCGCACTCCGTCCACCGCGGTCTCCGCCGGCATGGTCATTGCTTCGGAAGTGATCCCAGTAGGGGCGGAGTTGAAGCTGAACCCGCCGTATTTCCTGGTCCAGGTGTAGACAACATCATTGCCGTCATGGAACATGACTGAGTCGTAGGGCACCAGCCAATTCTGGTTCGGGCTTGGGAAGAGCTGATACATCGTCAGCCGAGCCAGATCCCAGTCAGTCGGTCCGCTGAGGATCGCACCACCGGCCATGGTGTCCAGCGTGGAGAGAAAGTAATCCGAGTTCACGGTGACCGGAGCCAACCCAGGTGTGTGGATCGTGTAAAACAGCTTCCATCGGACTTCTCCTGGGTTGGCTGCAAACCATGCCTGATCGTCATACGGCCCGCCGGACCAGCCTGTTGCCGTCAGGTCGGTGCAACTCAGCAGCGTCGGTGCAGCGTTCAGCGTGGTGGAAAAGGCGTATTGCCCAAGCGGTTTTGCGGAACTGGTGTAGGAAGACGGATTGCTGATTATGGTGCGGAGCCCGGCGACCACATCGACCCAACTGTCCGTCGCCCCGTCATCGCCGTACCATGCGTAGGAGGTGAGTACCTTGTCATTGCCGATGAAGTAAGAAGCTGCGAGCCGGACCCGGGCCGGTGAGCCTACCGTGGCGTAGTAGAGACCGATGTGGTGCATGACCAGAGCTGCGCCGGTCGAGGGCATAATCTGGTAGGAGACCGTCGTCGCGTCACCGAAGGCATTCTGGTCGAAATAGGACACCCGGTTGCCAAGCGCGGACCCGTTGCCGACGTAATAATTGACAAAGGCCTCGGCCAGAGAGTGGTACTGCGCGTCTTTCCATACGACCCCGCTGACGGCAGCCCAGTACGCCTCACCGTCGCGGAACGGCAGGATAACCGGCGTCGGCATGGTGTTGAAGTAGAGGTCGGCGTAGGTGTAGGTGTGCAGTTTGGAAGGCGGGTAGACGTTGAGCGGGCTGGTCGGCACCCACGGCGCCGCTTCGTAGCCGAGGGCAGCGAGATCCTCCGCGCTAGTGTCGTGGATATAGTTGGTCCAGCCGGTGGGCTGATCAGGGCGGTACAGGGTGTTGAGATTGCCGACAGCGCCGAACGCACCCAGCCAGTTATCCGCCTCCATAATGAGGGCACGATTGTCGAAGCTGGCGTCCGGTCCGGTACAAATGACAACGGCACCCATCGGCGCCGTCACTCTTCCTACGGCATTACCCTCAACATCGGCTACCCTGATGGTGAACCCGTCATGCTTAATGGTCTTGCCGAGTAGCCCATCCTCGCGGCACTGCGCAAGTTTCTTCCGCGCCAGCCAGAGCCATTTCTTGCTTCGGTCTCCGTCGGGAGTGATTCCCATGTCATGGCTCAATCAGCTTGGTCTTGGTGAACTCCAGCATCTTGGCGAACTCCCCGTTGTTCGTGGTGATCAGGTCAAGAGAGTCAGCCGCCCCAGTCAGCCCCTGCACTTGCCGCTTGAGCCGGATCTCGAAGTGCTGCTGCTCGGCAGACTCGAACTGCTCGCGGGTGAACTCAGGGAATTTTTGAATCTCCCCCCACAAAGTATCCACCTCCACCAGGGCGTCGTTGACCATCTTGGCGGTGTAGTTGGCGTTGGACTGCTTCTCAGCAAGATCGATCTCCAACCGACGCCGCTCGAACTTTGGCAGTTCTCCGGCGAGTTTCTCCTGCAGCTCCTCGATGTCCACCTCGCGCCGTTGGAGATTGAACCGGGCCTCGTTCAAGGCCTGGAGCCGGTCAGCCAAGCGGAGCCCAATGGCGCGATACGCTCGCTCCGGGGTGTACTGCGCTTCCATAACGAACTTGCGGTTCTGGAAGTCCGAGTTGCCGAAAGGGATAGCGAAGAACCGCCTGTCGAACTCGGAGAGGATTTCGGTGGTGGTGATGTCCATTATAATATACCCCCGGACTGGCAGCCGGCCGCTCCTGTCCTGGCTACGCTTAGACTGGCTGCAGAGTTAAACGCCGCCTCCCCGGAAAACTCAATGCCGCAAATATTATCCTCATAAACCATGCCAGCGCTGGCGCCGCCAAGCGCATAGCCTTTTGCAACAGAGTTCACTCCGGCAGCGTACGTCTTTCCTAATGAAAGTACCGCACTTGATAAAAAAGCAGCTTCGGAGGAAAATATAATCCCATCAATTATCTGAGTATATAGTTGCGGACTGGTGGCATTCCCTCCCATCGCGTATCCCTTTGCGTCTGAGTTGACCGCCGCCGCCTCAAGTCTCGCTGTGCTTAATGTTGCGGCCGGATTTATTGCGGCTTCCGTCGCAAAATCAATACCATCTATTTCCGCAGACGGCCCGTTCCCGCCCACTGCATACCCTTTTGCATCAGAATTGACCCCCTTCATCCAATACCTGGCAGTTCCTAAGGTAGCCGCTGGATTTACCGATGATTCCGTCGCGAAGGTGATGCCATCTATTTCGCTCGAAGGCGTGACACTTACTGCCCCTCCTATGGCGTATCCAGTTATCGCAGAATTGACCGATGCGAGATTCTGCCGACCGACAGCTAACTGCGCTGCTGGATTTACTGCCAGTTCCGTAGCAAATTCAAACCCATCTATTTCTCTGGTGTTGCTAATACCTCCCAGCGCATATCCTCGAACATCTGAATTAACTCCGGCGGTACCAGTCCGCGCTAAAGACAAAGCTGCTGCAGGGTTCACAGCGGAGTCGGACGAAAACTCCATCCCATCAATTTCAGCCGACGCTACTGACGTAGCATACCCGCCCATAGCAAAGCCTCTACCGGTTACTATCAGAGTGAAATAGCAATCCGACTCTTCCTGCAGCACGTGATTATTCCAGAAACAGTAAGGCATTAGTTCGTCGGCATGCCGATGGCGTAGTAGTCAATCCGCTGCTCCTCAGTGGCGGTCAGCGAAGTGCTGGCGAGCAACAGATCAGCGTTGAGAATGCCGACGGACCCCTGTACCCGAGCCTCGGTCGTAGACAACGCCCCGGTGTCCCCGGCAGCAATGAACCGGTACCAGAGTGCGGTGCCGGATGCAGCATTGACCCCGGACCAAGTCTCCGTTGCGTCCTTTTGCATGATCCCACTCGCAGGGGCGGCGAAAGTGATCCCGGTCCCGGTCGAGTTGTTGGAGATGGTCACCAGTAAGGTGGACCCGCCGGGGACGGCGTCGTTGGCACTGGCCGGCTCGGCTGCGCCATCGTCGTAAATCTTGATCAGCCCGCCGTCCAACTCCGCAGCGAGGGCGGTAAGGAGGGCGTTGCGAGTACCTGTGCTACTTTTAAAAGACATGAAGGGCCTCCTTAGTCAAGAGCTACGTTGATGTCGCCAATGGCGAACGAGAGCGGGCTACCATTGTTAATGGTCCTCGACACAGCCAGTGCCCCGGTAAACAAGCAATTCCCGCCGTTGGTATATGTGTCGTCCCAGATGGATACATGCGTTACGGTGAAATCAGCGGCAGCAACCGCAGGTGTATGCGTGACCGCTGCCGTGTTGGAAATAACTCCATCAGCAGCAGCAGACCCAAAGGTCAACGCTACCCGCGTATAGTTGGTATCACTGGTATCGTCCTGCTCCCCCCCAATGCCTGTATCCGCAGGAGCAGAGTCGTGAATGCCCAGGTACCAGGCAGTTGGCTGTACGACAACCGCTGCATCAAACAGCCAGTTGAGGAGCAAAGTCTCCGTTGCGTTGGCAATACTCATTGCACTTCTCCTTTATGCGGCGGTTAATTGGATACCAGCGGTGACCTTCAGGGTCTCCCCGGTCGCCATGACTTTTGGGGACGGAGCCTGAACAGCGGAGATCAGCAAGCCGGACGTGCTGCTGTGCGTAGCCACCGTCGAGACGAAGCCGACTCGGATCGTCGCGCTGCTGGTGAAAACGAACTCTGCCGGCGACGCCGTGTTGGAGTACAGCCCGCTGGCTACTGCTCCCGGAGTGAGGGTCTTCCGCACCCCACCTGAATACTTGGTACACTCCGGCGCGTTGGTCATGATCGTGGTCATGGTCTCCCCGGCAACCGGTGCGTAGGCGGTCTCGGACAGCCCGATATACCAAGTGGAGAACTGACTGCCTCCGGCCATGGCAGCGGACACGATGTAGTCGAGCCCGGCGGATGGGATTAGGTTGTAGAGCTTTTCCTCCCACTTCAGTCGGCCGTTCCGGTCATACGCCTGGAGCAGGTAGACAAACCCTATTTTGTACGGTTCGATGATCATATTCAGGCTCCTTTTCTGACTACTTCAAAGTCCATGAAATCCTGTGCCGCAAACCGGGAAACCTCCGGGTTGTCCATCTTCACGATAAACTGCCGCATTCCGTCCTGCTCCCTGATAATCGCCGCACCGGAACTGGCAGTCCCGGGAGCAACGAGGGTATCGACCAGATTGCGCAACTGCCCGTCAGCCCCACCCACAACCATGCCGGTCTGCGACTGCCAGCAGACATCGCCCGAGTTCGGCACTTTCTTGCCGGTACCGTAGACCCCACCGTAAGCCGCGACCTGCCGGACATCGAACCCCTCAGTCACGTCCCCAGCGTAGAAGTCGGTCACGTTGCCGTAGGCGAAGAAGATCCCTGCCTTCACCGGCTCCATGATGTCCGCCTGGTCGGGGAACATGAGGAAGTTGGACCCGAGCCGGAAGCGATCATACTCGAACGGGTCTGAGTGCCAGACGTATCCGTCAGCATCGGCGATAAACGCCCGCCCGTTGTGGACCCGGATGATCCGCCCTGCCGGCGCCGGGGAAACAAACAGCGACTCCAAGAGCATGCCGTCGTCGTACCCAGGGGCAGAGACAGTATAATTCTCCGTGCCTGGGGTTACATCAGCGACGTGATACAACTCGCTGCCATTCGGAGTGCTCAGATACAGCCGCAGGTAGGCTGGGCTCCCAGTGGTCGGCTGGGGCAGGTGGCTGAATATGATCCCCCAGTCAGCTTCGGTTGTGATATACGTCACCGTCGAGGCCCCGGACTCCACTCCGTCTGAACCAACCCAGCAGACCGCGGCCAGATAAACTCCGGCGGTAAGCGTTCCAGAGGTGGCGTACAGTACCGGCGCGGTCGGTACCGGCAGCCCCCAAGGTACAACTGCTCCGCTCACGATTTTCAAACTGACGACGCCGTCGCTGAAATAGACAACTCCGAGGTGATGCCAGAAGGCGAACTCAGTGCCGGTCAGCCCGGTGTAGAGCGTGGCGGCAGTGTTGTTCGCATTGAGCTGCTTCAGCGAGGGGCCTTCGATGAAGAACACCCCGACCGGGCAGGAGAAACCTTTCTTCGTTTCAACACCGGCGTAGACCTTGGTTGAGACGCCCTTACGCCCGACAAGCCGGTCCCCGGCGCCGAAGTCCACATTGACTGCGTTGGCCACAGTGTCCTCGGGCAGAGTGTTGCCCGGAGAGCGGTTGCACATGCCCCGCCCCCAAGGGTGTAGTGTCGTTCGGCCGCGGTCGTGCTTCATGTGGCGTATGCCGGGTCGCAGCCGACTCGGGTCTCGATATTGTGGTAGCGCCGGAACGCTGTCCGTGCATCAGAAACGTACAGCTCAAAGGAGCGAAGATGGTCAACAGCCTTCACCGGGTCCTGAGTTTCGATATCGTGGTGATTGAACGCCTTATAGGCGGCCCACTCGATACAAGCCCGTTGAAAGCGACTCGGGATCTCGGGCTCTGCATCGGGAGCATCGCCACCACCTTCTGGCGCTGCCCCGTCACCGGCCAGGTCGTACTGACTGTACCGCCACACCCGCAGGGTGAACTCGTCTCCGTTCTCAGTAGCGGTCGGCGCCCGGTCGAACTCTATGGTGCCTGTTTCCTGATCCGTAGTCCACCGCGCAGGATCACCGTCTGCGAGAGTACCTTCAAATACTTCGCCGGTCAGGAGCTTCTCCAACTTGCGAGTACCGTCCCAGATTTCCAGAACCTGAATAACTCGATCAGGGATATCGTAGCTACTGACACCAGTCTGCAACGTGATACTGAAGTTAGTCTTATCGACGAAATACCCGGTCTCCTCGCAGAACTTGTCCTGCCCCTCGGCGAGATAGCCGAGAAGCTGAGTATCCGCCCAGGTGACATCGGTACCGGCTGCATTGAGAACATCCCGCAACTCGGCGAGCATCTCAGCTCTAGTCAATGTACTTCCCTCCACGCACCAGGCGCCAGGGAATAGACGAACGATCTGACCTGTCCATGATGTTGGTCCCGGTCACTGGGTCCTTACGCTGCGTGTAGTGGGCACTGACTGCGGTGCGCAGCATATTGACCACCGAAGGGGGCACCTGCACATTGACCCCGCGCATGACCTTCAGGTCGTGGTCAAACGGCTCTCCGTTCTTGAGGGTGCCATGGACCGACAAGAACTCGTAGTTCGGCTTGCCGTCCTCCATATCAATCATGATGGTGGGCCAGTTCTCCCGGTCGTACTCGGGATCAATCTCCTTCGGCATTTGCACCGGCGGTACAGTCTCGGTGAAGGCCATGTCCAGATCGTCCATTTGTTACTCTCCCCGTTTGTTATTTTGCCGCCTTATCGAAGGCGGAGTCGAACTCCTCTTCCGAGGAGTAGGTTTCATCGAGCAGTGGCATGAGCTTGGTAATCAGGGCCACGGCCTCGTCGGCGGTCGCCGCTACGTATTGCTTTTCACTGGAGCCAGGGTAGCAGTCACACACGGCCTTGCTTTCCTTCTGTTTCTCCGGCTTGATTGAGGCGTGGCACTCAACGATGTACCCGTTGCTGGCTGCTCCAATGCTCATCATCTTCTTCATGTACACGGTGCTTCCTCCTTTGTTTCAGGCCTTGATAAGTGGGGGACGTATTCCTCCCCCACATGGTCAAGACTTGAACTTTACTCGTTCACTGCTGGCTGCCCAATCTCCTTGGCACCGAGCAACTTCCCAACGTCCTCTACAGTAAGGGCGTCTTCCGGTTGCTCTGCAATCAAGGCATCAAGCAAACTGATTGCGCCGATGGCCTGGTGATACACAGCGAAAGCATTGTCCCGCTGCGCAACCAGACTGGCTCGCTCTTTCTGCAAATCCATTACGACTCCGTCCTGTTGGTGACGGTGGTTGTGCACATAAGATGATACTCAGTCCCAGCGGCATCTACGAACCGCAGTGAATGGGTCATGGCATCAGTAACATGGGCGCAGAACAGGCCGTTCGCCTCGGCAACCGGAGCCGGCACGTTCAGCAGGGCGTTGGACTTCTTCGCCCCGGTATTGGTGAACCGGAGGAAAGCGAAGTTCGTCGGCACCGTCGCCTCAGTAGCGATGTCGGTATCCACCTGAATAACAGCACAAGTGCCTCCGATATCGGTGGACAACGCAGCAATGCCAAAGGTGGCTCGCAGAGCGTTGGCCGCCCCGGATACCGCTGCATCTGCCCCGGCAGTGCCAATGGAGATATGCGCTCCGTTGACCGTACCTCCGGTTGCTACCTCCACGTCATTGATGGTCGAGAAGATCCGCACGGCCTCGCCGGACCCACCGGCACCTGAGAAATACAGGCGCAGATACTCGCCCCGCATATCCCCGGTGGTGTGGGTTGCATCGAGGAAATACGACTTCGCATTGCCGGCCGCGGCCCCGAGGGCCGTTTTCGCTGACGAAGTTCCGCTGCCAATCAAAAGGCCGTCGCTGGCCCCCTGCAACGAAACTGCGCCGTTCATGCGCGCCCCTGCGCCTGCATGGTTCTCAATCGTCTCCGCCACAAGTCGTCGGCACTTCACTTCACGTACTCTCATGGTTTCCTCCTATCGGCAGGGCTCCCGCCCGCCTGGATAAGGTTTTAGCGGATGGCCAGCCAGCGAACCACGTCGGACGCAGTGTCGCAGATATCGGTGCCCAGGGTAAACCCGGGAGCCTTACCTTCCAGCTCATAAATCAACGCACCGGTGGCGGTCTCGTCATATGCCTCGCTCACCGTCAGCGAAGTCTTGCTGGCAATGGCTGCTATGGTCCGCATCTCACCATTGATGGTCAGAACGTCGCCGACTGCGACTTCGCCGAGGAAGTTGGTGCTGGTCCCAGTGACAGTGGCACTCGCGGCGGTAACCGCAGCGGTACCAGTAATGGACGCCCCGGCAGCCCGGCCGGCGTACTCAGAAATCGAGTCCGCAGCGTTGACCGAGATCTGGGTGTCGGCGTGGTTGCCAGTATCCAAGGAGGTCCCATCATCCATCCCACTGAAGAACTCGTAGAAAGCGAGGTTGTTGACATTGACCGCCCGAACATAGCTCGGGACGAACCCCAAGGACACGTTCACCGCGGCTGCCGCCACAACGGCTACTGATCCTGTTTTTGCAGTTTGCTCCATCATGATTGCATTCTCCTAAAGAAGTAGTTGAGGGCGGACTCCGCCGCCCTCAGTGATTACGACAGTTCAGGTACCGCGCACTCGACCCGGGCCATCCAGGCCTGATTCAGAATGACAGCGGTGAAGTACGTCTTCCAACCGACAGAGCCACGCTGACCCAGGGGGTCGCCGCCGCGGGGAACGTTGGGATTGAGGACAGACGGGGTGATGGCGTTCTTGCCTTTGAGGGGCACGACACCGAAAGCGTCAGGGGCCAGGTAGAGGACCGGGTACACATCGGCACTCGTGGCGCTGGTGGACACCATGGTCGTGCCGGAGCCGGCCTTCGTACCGCCACCGTCAGCCCAGGACTCGAAGATGGTGGAGAGGATGTAACGGACATCGCCCACCGCACCAATCTCACCCTCGTAGTAGGGGCCGGCATAGTCTGCCATGTCCTTGAATCCTTCCATGTCCTCGATAGTTGGCTGCAGGTCGGGATGGGTCAGACCGATGAAGGACGGCCGTACCGACTCAGCGCCGAAGTTCGGGGTGCTGGCAATCTTCTTGGTGAAGGGACGCGCCAGCTGCCTCTTCAGGCCACGAATGGCCTTGCGTTGCAGGTCTCGGGTCAACGGGGTGTTGACATCCGTCCGGGCCGTGCCGTTGGCGTAGTACAGCGTGGTGCCGGCCTTGATGATACCGAAGGCCACGGTCTCGACGGTCAGCGCCGCCTGCTCGCCGATCATTGCCGAAAACTCCTGCAGGACCGGGTCGGTGTGCAGGTCCTGGATTACGTCGGTGTTCTCCAGGAAGTCGCCGTACTGCGCCAGGGTGGCGGTGTAGTCGGTCTTGGTCGGCGAGCTGCCGGATGGCGTGACACCCTCGGACAGCGGGACGGTGGCTGCGGACAGCCGCTCGTAGCGCCGGAACTTCTGGGTATTGGTCTGGTTCTTGCCAAGCGGCTTGGCCTGGCCGAACTGCTGAATGACTAAAAGGGGCTGGCCCCGTTTCAGCATCTCGACTGAGGCGCTTGCTGCTACTGCCGGAGAGATGTCTCCGTATGTGATGCTTGCCATGGTTTCCTCCTCTGGCTGGGTTTCGCGCCGGGTTACGCCGCGGCGAATTTATCAAACGCCCCATCAAAATCGTCGGGGTCTACTGCTGTAGAGCTTTTGGAAGACTGGCGACCTTTCACCCCCTCCATCGACTCCAGTTTCTTTTTCTTTTCTGGGTCCTGTTCAGGCGTGGGCGGCGGGGGTGCTGCGGGCTGCACTGTTTCGCTCTTGTACAAATCAATCAGTTCAATGGTGTCCTTGTCAGCGCCTTTATACCCTCCATCCAGAACTCGGTTGAACGCCGCTTGCATAATTGCAGGCTTGGTCGTGACCCATTCCTCAATTTTTGGCAGCACCTCATACGCATCCTTATGCGCCCGAAGCACTACTGCGTCAAAAGCATTGGTGGCGAGAGTTGCGGACACCGGGGCAAGCTGATGCTGGAACTGCTGCTTGATGGTGTCGAGCTCCTTCCGGAACTCGTTGGTGAGCCGGGTAGTTACTACCCTCTCAACGGCGGCGAGGGCCTTGCGCCCGTCAGGAAACTCCTTCTCAAACTCTTTGAACGCTGTTTCTTCCTCGGCAGTGAACTGCTCCGTCGCTTTCCGGGCGGCCGCAGCTGCGTCGTCGGCAGCCTTTTTGTCGGTGTCCATTTTGGCAGCGGCAGCAATCTCTGCGGCGGTTGGGGCCGGCGGCTGTTTGGCCTTGGGCGGCTCTGGGGCCGGAGGTGGTTCTGCCTTCGGAGGATCCTCGGTCTTCGGAGGTTCCTCGGACTTGGGTGGATCGTCTACCTTCGGAGGATCTTCTACCTTGGGCGGGTCCTCGGCTGCAGGCGGCGCAGGCGCCGGAGGTGCCTCCGCCTTGGGTGGGTCGTCAATACTCGGCGTGTCTCCGGCCGCTGCGTCGAACGCAAGGTCGAAGGCTTCGTCGGTCATAGTGTCTTCAATTTCGTCTGCCATAAGTCCTTTTGCCTCCCCGCAAAATTCAGTTTCGTCTACATTACTGTATCAAAAGTTTACAAAAAAAGTCAATCAAATATTTGCAACAATGCTTTACATTCTTGCGATTTTCCACGGACAACCGGGTCTTCCTCTTTTTCCAGCCGGTCACGGTACTGTTCCCGTCGAATAGTGAGCAACTCAATAATGGCCACTGCAGTATCCTGGTGTTTCAAGTTTACCAGCAAGTCCTTCAACTCAGCTTCGCGTTCCTTGCTCATTTCCCCCTCCCTTATTTACTGCGGTTTCCAGCAGCATTTTCAGATTTTCAAGCTGGTTTTTATCCTCGGCTGACTTAGCAAACGCGAGGTTACTCTCGATACGAGACAGGATCTCCTGAATGGTGGCATCGGCGGAAGCAGCCAAGTTCTCCGCCTCTATCTCACGCTTCTTCGCACTGGCAGAGACATCTGCGGTCTTGGCCTGGGTGAACCCCTGCTCCACCTGCGAGGCCTGCGAGGCTGCGTCGCGCATGCCCTGAATAACTTTCTCCGCCTCGTCCTTCGGCAGCACTCGGTCCACCGGCAGGTCGCGGGCCTTGAGCCGGTCGATCAGCAGCCCATAGGTGTCGAGGATGGCCCGCTCCTCCGGGGTCAGGGTCATGACGAACTGGTCGAGAGCGGCGCCGCGCACTTCCTTGGCCACCAGGGACAAATTACCCTTGGCTCGGACTTGGTAGTCACCTTTCAACTCCTCATTTGGGTTGAACTCCATGTTCCACTTGAGCATCGCTCCGACCAAGCTGGTCGTGAACTTGTCGAAGGCCCGGACGGTGTCCTTGGTCACCATGTTGGCCGAGCCCATCATCATGCTCATGTTGTTGGTGGTCCGAAACGCTTCGCCGAGTGGCTGCTGCATGGCGCCCATGGTGTAGGCCGGCAGGTTGCTCTCAATGTCGAGTTGCTGCCGCTGCATGGAGATTATCGGCAGGATGTCCTGCACGTGCGAGTCGGTGGTCAGTTGGCGCAGCGCCGGATAGTTGGCCTCGGCCCCGTCGCCTTCGCGCTCCACAGTCATGAACGCATGGACCGGGCCAATACTCTTGCGCCCTCGTGGCAGCAGGGACGTGTTGACCTCTGTAATAGGCCCGGCGGAGGCCGCCATGTTGTCCATCAGCGCCCGAGTCGAAGCACACAGCGACATCTGTGAATCCCGTACTTCCTCCGGTAGCCCGACGCCGGTGAGTCCGGAGTCCTCGTCCTCGGCGTAGATGAACGCATGGTACTGATCCGAGGGCCGCTCGCCAAACGCTGCTTTCTCCGCCTTGATCACCACGTCGTCAATGAACCACAGATCGGCCAGAATGTCCTGATCCAGTTCGTCGTCCTGCACATCGACCCCGGCTTCTTTCAGGGTATGGGCATCGATGAATCCGAGTGCACGGTACAGTTCGAACCGCCGCGCCGTCCGGTCGGCGAGATTGGCTGTCTTGGCCAGCTGGTGCAGCTCGGACTCGTAGGTCTTGGCCACATAGTTGCCGGAAGCGTTCTCGCGCAGATACTCCCGAATGACCGCCCCCTTGAAGTCTTTCCGGTCGGCGAGCTTGCGAAAGTCGTGCCGGGTCATGACAACTTTTTTGAAGCAAAGCTCCTGATCCTCCCAGCTCTTAGCCGACAGATCTGGGTAGAAGTCCCAAACCCGGATGTATTCCGCGTACGGTCGCTTGATCGTCTTTGTCTTCGCCACATAACCACCGGTCGCCGGGTCAAGCTCCCACACCCGCTCCGTCTGGGTCCGCACCAATGGGCACTCCGCCACGCCGAAACCATAAATATAACCGCTGCGCGTGACCCGCTTACACATCTGCGGGTGGTCCTGCCCAGGGTCGGCCTGCTGATCAGCGATCTCCCGCTCCATCTTTTCCCCGCGCTTGGCGGCGAAGGCAGTAACCTCGCGCTCAATGTCCTCGCTGGTCGGTGGTACAGGTTGGCCCTGCTCGTCAGTGCGTGAGTTAAGCAGATCAATGATTTGCTGCAGTGCCGCCTTTGGAATTGAGGGGGACGGCGAGGGGGTCAGTTCCCAGTTGCGCTCAGTAGCCGGGAACATCATTTCCATCATCTTGGCTACACCGCCCTTTATCTTGACCCTGGTATCTCTCGGATACACATGAGATCGCTCGGCCGGAATGGCAGCCAGCACTTCCGGATCATATTTCCCCAGGTGCTGCCGTAGGTTTTTCAGCCACTGCAGCTCGCACAAGTTGCGATCCGCGATGAAGGTATCAAGCTGCTTCTTCAGGTGGGTGCCGAGTTTTGCCAATTCGTCAGTTGTCGTGAGCATTTAATACCCCTCTTTCTGGGCTGGTCGGTAAGGTTGGTGCATGAATAATGGGTTGAATCCGGATTCTACCGGGAGATAGTCTGCCGGGTCGTATTTCTTACTGGACAAGAACATCGCGCCGTACTGCCCGCCTTCAACAAGATGTGAGCAAGGATGGGTCTTGTCCGGCTTATCATCATAGAGTTCTGCTACTGACAGCTTCAGCCGGCGATATTTGTAATCTGACTGCATCGCCCGAATGAAACTCTTGCACGACGGGTCGATCAAAACAAGCGGACGGCAATCCGGATATTCCCCAAATAAATCATCGAGGGCCTTTATCCGTGTCGTCGGATCATTTGTAGGTGCGGCCTTTGCGAGGATGCCTGCGTTTTTGAACTCCTTGAAACAAGTGTTCTCGTCGGAGTCGGCCCGGCGGACGCCCGATGGGTCGCCAACCACAATGACTTCGTTTGTCGGAAATGTCGTTTTCCGCATTGGGTTAAACTTGCTCTTGATGTACCGCTTCGTCCCCATGTCAAACGCCGGAGTTTCCCGAAGAATATGGATCCTTCCGTCATGCTGCATCTGCATCCATAGCCCTGCTGGGGTTAATCCGAAATCTTGTCCAACGATTACAGGCAGATACGGGTCGATATATAGCGGAGTTTTTGAAACGTGCCGGTCGTACCTGAACGTGTCCCAATAAACTGGCTTCCCGGCTTGCGACAAGGCATACTTAGCCCGAATGAATACGTTTATGTAGGCGTTACTTCTGCCCTGGGCTTTTCGTTCATAGTACCCGGGCGCGAGGTTTACCTTATTCTCTGCTTCTGGAGAAAGCGCGTCCGGCTGTTTAAACGTATCGCACAGAACAACGGTTTTCGGATCGTCATCTTCGAGCGGCACGTGTTCAAAAATTTTCCACCAATACGACCCCAACTGAGGCGGGTTGGTGTCCGCGATCATCAACCAGTAATCAGACCCTCCCATTTTCTGCGAGGGGTACCGCTCAAGCCGCCCCTGGACCCCTTCCACAATTTCCTGAACTATTTCGCGGCACTCGTTGAACCAGCACCCTGTAAGTTCGAGTGAAAGCACCTTGGAAACGTCCGCCGGAGTATCAAGCGCTCTGAACAGGATCTCTGCGCGAACGTCTCCGTAGTGAATGAAATACGTCATCGCGGTTTCTTTCCAGTATCCTACTCCCTGCCCGGGTGTGCCACTGTCTGGAAACCAGTCGAACCACGTCTTCAGCGTTGTATCCTTCAGCTCTCCCTTGGTATTCCTAACCACGACCCAGCGGGATCTACGAAACCCATCGGTGCTAACCCTCTGCTCTTTGCACCGCCGGAATATCTCGACGCAACACGCTACTGACTTGCCGCCACCGATCGGGCCTAATATAGCTCGGAAGTCTGCGTTAGAGCGATGAAACCTTGCCAACGTAGGGGCCGATGTTCGCACATCGTATGTGAGGGTAAACTCACTCATTACCTTCTCTCAAACTCCTCCTGACACCCAACACACCGCTGTACTCCGGGATACGCCTGCCGCCGGGCAACGTCGTCGGCCATGGCTCAGCTCCGATAAAACTCATGGTTGCCAACACTGCATGTCCTGGCCATTGTCGCCGCCCACGACGGTCGCACGATATCAGGGTTGAAGTAGTGGTCAGATCCCCACAGCGTCTTCCCTTGGAGCCGTTCCCCAAATGCAGCCATTACAGAGGCCGCACATTCTATCAATTCCATCGGCTCAGTGACCGCCGGGACCGTGCCGACGTTGTACCAAGAAAACTGTTTAGCGGCCCGGATAACCTGCTCTACCGTTTGCCCCCGGCGAGAAGCACGGTTCATCACCACATGGCAGATTGCGACTTGCCCCTCTTTCGGTTCCCCCCTGGCCTCGAAATAGAGATTCATGGTCAACCAGAACAGCCATTCAATCCACGGCGTATTCATTCCATCACCTCAAATGTTATGGCCATCTGCGGACAGTGCCGCATAGCTCTGTCAATAGCCACAATCACATCTAATTTCCCGGCCCAATATTCGCCCACTTGCTGCACCCCATTGAACTCAGAGATAAACCCGGGAAGAAACTCTTCGCAAGAAAGGCAGGCTGTGCAGGGAGCCATGGCAAACAGTTTGTATATCATGGCCTGAAGGACCTGTGCAACTCCTGCACGTGCTTGCCCCTGAAAAACCACATCGTCCAGGGGAAACCAGGATCATTACAGCGCAACACGACCATTGGAATATCCCAGGTGCAGACAGCGCAGAGCTGGCAGATTCCGTATCTCATCCCCATATCCACGTCACGATGGCAACGCACAGGAGAGCGAATATACACCCGAGGATCAGATAGTCTTTCTCGTAATCTCTCATTTCAGCGAAACCCCTCCGGACTTTGCGACGAGGAAAACGAGGCCAAGAACTGTTGCGGTAATCAACACCCAGGAAATCCCCTTCAGCAACTCTCTCAGGACGCCCCACCTGACACCCTCCCAGCGGTCGGCAATCTTCATGAGTCCCTGAACAAACTCATGCTCCTGTCGGTGAGTTTTGCGGCGCTCTTCGGTTTGGCAAAATTCGCAAGCTGGATGCTGGCCAAGTCCCTGGATATTCGCCATCTGCTTGGCAAACACGGCTCCTATTTTCTCGATCTCTTCGTCAGTCATCCTTCCCGCTCCTTTACCGCCCGGCCTGCTGAGACTCGCGGGCTGATTGTTTTATATTCATGGTGCAACCTTTATCGCGTCAATCGGGTTCCGGTCCCAGGAATGGAACTGCACCCCAAAAAACTCCGTTACCGCCGGCACCAACCACATACCATCTTCGCGGCAGGTATCGTAATACTCTTGGTCAACCTGAGTCTTGAACGCTGGGTCAAGTATCCCTGCCTGGATCATGCCAACAAGTACGTCATGGATAAGAGACGCCCGCATATTGCAAGGCCGGTCAGGCACAACATTAGCACCGTTCCAGGGGCAGCTTTCCTCGATCAGGAGCACCCCGCAGGTCAGCAGAGTAACAAACTTGCCATAGATATCCTGGTTCGGGTGTATTCTGGTCTGAAACGCATGGCGGCGAGCAGTGACATATTTCATTCTGTCCCGGTAATAGACCGCTTTGTCTATCTGGCCGTCGTACTCACTCACTGCTGGCCCCCTTCGAGCTTTCCTTTTTCAATCTTTCGCCCAATGCCGATAAGTCCGCCCGCAGCCGTCAGCTTCTCAATAGCCTTCTGGTATTCACCGTTGTAAAAATCGACTACTGCCAACAATACCAGCCCTGCAACTGCGACCCATGTTATCCACCCGCCCATTACTGCGTTCATCATTTCCCTCCCTACGGCATCATCGGAATAGTAAGCGAACCTTCAGGTGTGTTCGTGGCCCGCTCATCCGTGTTGGACTTCATAACCTCCGGGCTGATGGTGCTCCCGCAAATCATCAGCGTTGCGCTGTCGTGCAGGTGTACCGTAAGGTTGCGGCTACTGTCTGCGCAGCCAGCCAGCATTAAGGCAAATCCAAAAATAATAAGTAGTTTCATAGCATCCCGTCCTTATCTTGGCACCTTTGGCTACAGTATAGATATCGACGCAACATCTGCTTGCCACAATACATGCACCCAAAATCTTCATTCGGATTATAATCAGACCAAAAATACTTCCTGATAAATCCGAACACCATTTTTCTCAGGCGATTCACCAGCAGTCCCCCTTTTGCATTTCGTTCCCACCCTTGACCTCAAATTTGGTCCCGTCACAGATGATTATGCCGCCCTTGCCTTTGTTTTTAGAGTACTGCGCCCATACCCACCTACCTTTATCCTTCGCGCCGTGCAAGGTCATGGCCTCGCCGTTGAAGGTGCAGGAGTTGTATTTAGGTGAGTCAGGGCATAGTACAAGCCCGACCCCGTTCCAGACCGCTGCTGGATTCCAGTGGTGGAAGTGCTGGCTGAGTCCTGGCTGTGGTTCCGGAGTTGACGTTGCTTCCGGCTTGGTCAGCTGGTCGATTGAAGGGTAGGCCACACTCGCGCCCTTGGTTGCGTAGGCGGGGCCAGCTATCACAACGAGCTTCTTGGTAGTGGCTGAGTTGCGGACCTCGATATTGGCGTCCTTGTAGCTGCCCTCGATGGTGTATTTCTTCCCGGCAGTATTGAGATTGAACCGCCCATACTCACTGATCGGCTTAGAGAAATGAAAGTTCACCTCGTTGGTGAAGACGTTCCTGGTGCCATACTCAATCGTGATCGTCTGCACCGGGTCCGGAAGTGGCGGATTAACGACTGGTGGCGGTTCGGAGGTCGGCTCTGCGGGTCCAGGCCAGTAGCCTTTGGCGTTGGCGTTTACAGCCAGAAGCAGCGTGATGATCAGTAGTATGGTTTTCATCGTCCCTTCCTTTTTTTATTTTCAATCTGGCAGCCCAGCGCATAGGCAGCGGCAACAAAGGCGATCAGCCCGTATCCGAGCAATATCCAGTAAATCACTTTCTTTTCCTCATCAGCCAAGGAACAATAATCGTTGTCATCACAATCTGCGTCTCGTTCACCTGCTCAGGCGTCCGTTTCTTGTGATACCTCAAACAAGGCAGGCAGGAGGGAACTGCGTTCATTGCTGCGTTGTACGCCGCCCCAGCCCCCAGGCTGTCCACGTTACGGTAGAACGCATCCTGCCAAGCTGTCAGAATCATCCAGCACCCATCGCAGGATGATTCTGACATATTGCAATAGCCGACCGATTCCGGCACCGACTCCGCAAAAGTGTGGTCTGCATTGCTGCACATGGCATCGCACCCGGCGAAAAACCCCAGGTTGTAACCGTTGATCTGGTCCGGGGTGATATCTGGCCTGCCGCAGTTCAGCCGGAACAGTTGCGGAGCGCCGTGAGCGATGATGTAATATCGTTCCGTCCTGTTGTAAAATCCGGCATTGATTGCCCACACGTCCCAAGCATTATCACAAATATATTCGGAGTACGACCCTTGCACGACTTCGGCCCGTGCCGTCCAGATAAGCCCGCCTGCCCATATAGTCAGGCAGGTTACGGCTATCAGGAGGCAGTTAAACCGGAAACGCATCTTTCCAACTCCCCTGGCCCGTTCGGATCGGAACCCAACCTGGTTCCGGGGTGAGGTCGATAAGCTGCCCCACTTCGTCAAGTAGCTGCCGTTTAGGCAAATAGTTGTATACTTCAGGCTGAACCGGCAGGTACACCGTTTTCCCGTCCCACTCTTGACATGCCAGCACTTCCCAATCCAGTCCGTAGATCAGGAACAAACCACGGAGCAGGGTAACCGGATCAGAACTTGGCAACTCGATGGTCGCTTGAATCATCTTCCGGCCATTGTGGGCTATGGTTCCGATGCTGATTCCGTCCTCAGAGTGCCATTCAGCTCCTATGCTGCCCAACTCGTACAGCACACCTTCGTGCTCTTTGGACCACAGGGGATCTTCAACTATCGTGTCTTCTGGTACGGTTATGAGGATACTAAGCACGCAGTACCTCCTTGAGTTCCTGGGCAAGCTCGATATCGGTTGAGGCCTTCAGCTTCTTGTCGTCTTTCCCTTTTGCTTTGAGCATATCCTTGAGCGCTTTGATGGTTGCCTGGGATACTGCCTTGCCCTTTGGCTTGGTCTTTGGTTCTATCTTTGGCATAGTTCCTCCTTGCCACGAATATTAAAAATATTAGTGCTCCCCATCTTACATACCTCCCGGATCAGCGGTGCCTAATACACGCAGGTTTTTGAGGGCGAAGGGGTAGGCTGAGTTGTTACCGATAATCCATGATGTGCTTATTGTGAATTGACCATCATACTCCGCCACTGTCCCCCATCCGTTAACTAGGGAGTAATTGTGCAGCTTATTCTTTGACCTTGACCAGGTAACTTTTAGTGCATCTGCTTCTGAAACTTGAAATGCCGATATGGCTCGTGAGGCGCTTGAAGTTCCGTCATAGCTATACAATAAATTGTTGCCAGCAGAATTGATAATATATAATACATTTGCAGTGGTGTTGTTTTGCAGGATAGAGAAAGACCCGCTAACTGGAATACTCGCACTCCCAAACCCCCAAGTAATATCCACGCTCGCAGTCCCTTCCCGTTGCCTGAAGTTCACCCCATCTGCAACCGGGATGGTCAGGGCATCTCTACTCCGAGAAGCAGCGGCACCCTCTACGATGATGCGGGAGTCGGCAACGGTTAATGCTGCGCTCTGCATCAAGGTGAAGTACACCGTATCGCCAGCCGGGACGATGATTCTCGTTGCAGCGGCAGCGGCGGTGTAGGTGTAACTTTTCAGGGCATAGTCGTCAGTCAGGTCGATTGCTGCACCAACTCCGGTGGTAGCGTCTCCCAACTGGATATCATCGTCAGCAGCGGAATCGCCCCTTGCAAATAGGCTTATCGTGTGGGTAGCAGCACTGAGGTTCCCGGCCATGTCGATAATCATGTCCGCTACGCCGGTGCTGTTGTCGGCCTTGTATACCTTACCGGACGGGATGAGCCGGGTTAGCTTGGCCGTGGCGAGAGCTGCAGCATCGGAGACGATGGAGAGTACACCTGCCGCATCTCCTGAAACGGCCATGCCGGGGATAGCTGCGGTTGCTGCTGCGGTGTTCTTGGCGCCTGCACCTAAACCAGTTTGGAAGGTTCCTGCGAGGTTGGCTGCGCCGATTTCCTTGACCTTATCGCCAGCGTCAAGGGTTACAGTGGTATCTGTGGCAGTGAACTGTGTGCCAACTACGTTATCAGCCGCGCCGTCAGCGGTGAAATCTGCATCCGTCCTTGCTGTAATCTGGTATCGCTTGCCGACCGCCAGTGTTCCTGAAGCAAGCTCACTCCCCAGCATATCCGGCCCAACGGCGTTGAAAGCACCAGCCAGCTTGTTCGTTGCAGTGCCGTCATACAGAATACCGTGCAAGTCTGCGGCGGGGATAGCTGCGACTTGGGCCTCGGTGACAACACCGTTGGCATCTACCGTGTTGCCGTTCTCGTAGTCGAGGTATTGGACACCCTTGACGGTCTGGCCACCGTAGTATTGATGGGTGCTGGTGTACTCGCTCGGGTTCTGGTTGCTCTGCCCCGTTACTTCCTCCAACATTGCGTCGGTGGCGGTGACTTGGGTGGCAGTATCTGCTGACCCTCTTGTTAAACGGACCTGATAGCCGGCTGCAGCGACATCACTTGGGAACTCAGCTGTAACTGAATACCTTGTTGGGGTACTGGTAAGGGTTACAGTTTTTGTGAAAATTCCTGTTCCGCCGTATCGAAAAATACCTATCGTGATTGTTCCTGAGCCTGATAGCACAACGGGAAAGACAAATGTTCTCCCCATTGGCGACACAGTTGTTGATAGCGACTGATAAATATATGTATTAGCGTCCGGAAAGTTTAATACATTTGTTCCGGTGACACTTGTAGTGGTGGTTTTCACCCAACTCGCAACAGAGAAGTCCTCGCTCGAATCCGCAGCAAGCAGGTTCGCTACCCGCCGAGCTTTGAATACCGCTTCGTTGGTGTTGGTCGTGCGGACGTAGTTTCCTTCCCAGTCCTCGAAGACTCGGGCGCTGCCTCGGGTGAAGGTGGCTGATTTGCGCCCGTTGTAGTATAGGTCGGTGGTCAGCGGTGCATAAAGAAGCTGGTTGCAGAACATCGACCTGTGATGCAGCCAGTCGGGGCACTGATTACCCTGAATGCGGACCCCCGGCGGGATGGCACCGGCAGTGCCGGCCAAGACGAGGACAGCAAGCAGCGTTGAGGCTACAGCAGTAAAAAATCTACGCATGATCAGACCCCCTCAGCTCAAGGCGCCTTCCGGAAGAGCAGGTAGAACTTGCCACCACTGCCAACACTGGATGCGGTGATCGTCCACGGCCTAGCCAATGTAGCCATGCGATACGTATTGAGCCCGAGGAAGCTGTTCAGGAACACGGTCTCCTTGGCGGTCGTTGCATCAATAAAGTCAGTGCCGTTGGTCCCGAGCAGCGAGAGCCCGATGGTTGCGGTCATCTGCTCAGTGATCTCCAGATCCGCGTTGTCGGTCGGGGCCGGACCACCGCTGTCGCCCTCGGTCGAAGGGAAACTGACCAGTTGCCAGGCATACTGCCCAGCCAGTTTAATCATGATGGCGTCCAGTGCAGTGGTCCCGGACAAAGTGACACTCACCGTGCCGTCGGTATGCGCCGTGCAGAGCAGCAACACCTCCTCACCAGTCAGCACCGGCCCAGCCGAGCTTGCGTAGTACATGCCTACCGGAGCGTTCGCCCCGACATCTACACACGTGCTGGCCGCAAGGGCTACGGAGGTCCATAGGATGGTACTCAGGAAGGAGATGAGAAGAAAGGAGCGGAAAGTTGGACGCATGGTATGGCCCTCCGTAGTTTCAGAAGTTAATACTGATATTGATTTGCTGTGCATTCGTTGCATCTTTCTCCCCTGCGGTCACTTCGAGTTTCCCCCACTTCACCGTTGAGCGGATGGCTTCAAGCCGAGTGGATGCCGGAGTACCGGGGTCGTAGACCAAAGCGTCCAGCACCTCCAGATACCCCTCGGCCTGTGTCCGAGCCTTGCCAGCGAAAGTGACTCCGTTCTCCCGGGCATCTCGGATGGTCAGGGCCAACTCCCGGCGAAAGGCTGGGATGGTTGAGAGCAACTCAAACTCCTGCTCGGTCAGCCCGTAGCGAGTGAGTATCGTGTCCAGCTCGTCCAGGCCCAGGGCGAGGTCCATTATGAAGCGCGGATCCCACTTGTTGGTGGAGGCTGGGCGAGGGAGACCGTCGAAGGCTGGTGGTTGCTGGTAAGGTTCCAGTTCGGAAGTTAAGGTTGGGAGGCCGGCGCCACCGGGCGGAGGGGGAGGCTCATACTCCGGCAACTCGGCCTCCCAAGGTTGTACAGGTGCGCCCGGCTGCCCAAGCAGCTCTGCGTCCAGAGCACTGAAGTCGGTGCTCGTATCCCCTCGCATGGTATCCATACCATTATGCTACAACAATATAACATCTTGATACAAGGAAAAAATGAAGCCTCCAAATTTTGGAGGTTAAAAAGAAAGCCCGACCGAAGGAGAAAACGGTCGGGCTTAGAGAAAGGTGGTATTTCAGTATAGCTGATTAGGGAGTATTGTCAAGCCACTCCCAGATTTGTTTGGCGGTGTCCAATACGTCTGAGGGCGTGAACGCTGGTGCATACTCCACGCCGGACGGCTGCTTTCCTGCTGCATGGATATTAATTGCCATTCGCAATGCCTCCGATTTGTAGATTACTTCTTTATCCTTGTCTTCGTTCATAACTCCTCCCACTGGCCTTTGGGGTTCTTCCCCTCAACCTTTAAGTTTTCCGGCCGCAGTTGCTCCGCGACCAGTTCGTCCACTGTCTTGCCGGACAGGATCTCCATGACCTTCGTGCTGTGCCACAGTTTGAACTTCGGGTGCTCTACCAGCCGGGCGAAGGCTGCTTTCTTGTTCTGGTGCTGGCTCTTGTGCTCCCGGCTCTCACCTACCGCCCCACTCTCCAGGTGGATGATGCGAATGCCGGAAGCGGTTTTATTCTGGTGCTGTCCGCCCGGACCGCCGGCGCAGAACGCTTGGACCTCAAGATCCTTCGCTGTTACTGAGAAGAGCAGTTTTCTTTTCGAGTTTTGCATAGACTTTATCCTGCACATTTATCTTCAGCCACCCGATCAGGTAGCACATGACCTCCTCGGTCTCTCGGCACTGCGGGACCCCGCACACCTCCATGACTGAGCATGCTGCATGGGCCAGCTCATGAGCAACTATGCTCGCCTTGCTCAGGTCCTTGACCCAAACAAAGATATCGCCTCCGCAGTCCCGGACGCCGCCATGCGATGAGGGCACGAAGGAGACTTGGGTTCGGGCCCTGCGCAACCGATAGACTGCCTCCTCGGCATCCGCAGCCTCGCAGTTGCCTATGAAGAAAACCGAGCGGTTGAAAATTGGGACGTGGGCCAGGTGGGTGATCACCTCAGCACCTCCCACACCTGCCACGCCAGCGCAGCAGAGTTGATTAGCCAGCGTTTCATTTCAATTACTCCGCGTAATCGGTTGTGGAAACTCGACAAAAATTCCATCTTCATTTTGCACAAACTTTCGTGTTGCCGAAATAAATTTGTACTCTTCTCCGCGCTTAAATTCGTGCAGGTACATCGTTGGTTTTACATGTTTGTATACCCCAAACGGCAGCTTGCGGTAAACACCAGAAGCGGTCGGATGCTTGGCATGGTGCAGGGCTGTTCCGGTGATGTATCCGCCAACGAGCAGCACGATGATTCCGCAGACTTCTATGGCTATACCGACAATCAACATGTGGAATGGGTTCATTTCAGCGCCTCCCTAGCAATCTCGGCTATCTGTGCAATCCTGTGCCATACAGCATCAGGGTTTTTCTTGTAATCGGTAGCAATGGCCTCTATCTCCACCAACGCGGCTTCTAGCTGCTGGATGCGGCCGTCATCCTCCGGCTTCTCTGAACATTCCACACAGAAAAGTTTACCCGTTCCGTGCACGAAATCTGCCGGCTCCATCTTTTTCCCGCATCCGTCACAGTCTATGCCGGTATGATGTTTAATAGGTGATACAGTAGCTGTAACCAGCCCGCACTGGCTGACCAATTGTCCGGTTGCAACTTCAATTCCACTCATATCCCCTCCTTAAAGTGTACGGCGGGCAGGATTTGAACCTGCGACCTGCCCTCGATTAGGAACCACTCTACCTTACTGAGCCCCTGCCGTACTTTTCTGTTGTTACACTACTGCCAGCTCTGCTCCGAGCAGGGCGAGAGCTATGTTGCCGAGTGGTCCGCACTCAATGACCACGGCGCGGAGTTTCTCCGCATACTCCTTTATTCGTACTTGGTCCTGCTCCGGCAAGCCGGCTACGATTCCTCGGACGTAGATCAATGTTTCTTCACTTGGTGTCATGGCTTTCTCTCCTGTTGAATTTTATATTATCGTAGCACGGCGTTTTGAAAAAGTCAAGGGAGTAACAGAAAATAAGCGAGTAGTTAAAAAGTTCAGGAATTCAGTGAGTT